TTGGTTTACATCAACAATACACGCACATCTCTGACCTTTTTCAATTTGATCGACAGAAATCAATTCACGTGCAGAGTTATATGCTTCAGCTAAGAATTCACCTGTTTGTTTTGTCATAATCTTGAGCTTGAGAGTATCCGGGTAATCATCTTTACCCTGACGAACGAGTGGTTTATACAAGGCTTCGCGAATAACGTTAATATCATACGCTTTACCAAGCCATTCCTTTGAGTTATCAGCAACTGTCTTAATGATAATTTCATCGAGCTCCTTCAGTTTATCAGACAATTCCATAGCTGGTTCATTATCTCTATCAAATGAGAGGTCAAGTGAATATGAAGTTTTATTTGTTGCTTCATCTGTAAATGCACTCATACCAAATGGTGAACGCATAAACGGGAGCTGTAAATAGAGTTTCTTTTTACCATCTTGTGCATTGATATACACGGTTTTTCCACCGTTCTTATTTTTCTTCAATTTTGTGAAGACAACAGACGACGGATCAAATTGTTCGGAAACTTGGATAATATTAGACATTGTTTTTATATATTATATATGATCTCAAACTTTAAGTCGGTTTTTTTTTCTCGATATACAATATATAAAATATTCACAATGGGTCTTTTTAAAGATTGTGGTTGTGGATGTGATGGTAAGAAACAGGAACAAAAGTTACTGATTTCTATCATGTCTGCGTTAATTTTCTTTGTAATTGCAAACCCTGAAACATTCCGTACAATGCGCGGTCTGTTCGGGTCATGGGTTTCCAGTCCAACTGGATGTCCATCTATAAGTGGTCTCGTACTTCATACGGTCGTTTTCATGTTGGTTACATGGGCCATGATGAATATAAAGCGCGAAGAGTATGCACCATTTGATCCAATTGTGGAAGAACCAGTTGGACCATCACCAGTACCAGGACCATCACCAGGTCCATCGCCACCACCTCAAATGGTTGATATACCTACACCTTTACCCGGTATATCCGAGGAACAGTTTCCAATGTTCGATACCGGTATGGAACTTGGTTCCATGGATTTGACAAATGACGGTGAGGCTGTTACATGTTCGTGTTCTGATGGTAGAAACGCTGTTATAACACCTTAATTAAAAATCTTCATCAAATTCTATATTTTCCGTATCTTCATCCATTTTACCATAATCACCGACACGTTTTTCAAAAAAGTTTGTTTTACCGTCGAGTGATATATTCTCCATAAAATCAAAGGGATTTTTTGTGTTCCAGATTTTATCGTGACCTACTTGTTTAAATAATCTATCCGCAACATATTCGATATATTCGGACATTTTTTCAGAATTCATGCCAATAAGACTACACGGGAGTGCATCTGTAATAAATTCCTTTTCAATTGAAACTGCATCTCTTATAATTTTTTCAATTATATCTTGAGATGGTTTATTTTTCAACATTTTAAACAATTCCACAGCAAATTCCAAATGCATTCCTTCATCTCTACTTATAAGTTCGTTACTGAAACACAAACCCGGTAATAATCCACGTTTTTTCAACCAGAAAATGGCACAGAAACTCCCAGAAAAGAAAATACCTTCGACACATGCGAATGCTATTAATCTTTCTGCAAAAGGTCTATTCTTATCAAACCATTTCATAGCCCATTTCGCTTTTTTCTCTATACACGGAATTGTTTGAATAGCTTCGAATAGTTCTTTCTTTTCTTTAGAACTTCTTATATATTTATCTATAAGTTTGCTATATGTTTCTCCGTGAACCATTTCATTATGTTCTTGATATGCATAGAAAGATCTAGCTTCTGTATATTGTACTTCACTTGCAAAATTATCATTTAAATTTTCAAAAACTATTCCATCCGAGCCAGCAAAAAAGGCTAATATATATTTTATAAAATGTTTTTCGTTATCACTTAATCCATTCCAATCATCCATATCTTTAGAAAAATCAATCTCTTCAGCAGTCCAATTGGACATTTGAGCCTTTTTATACAAAGACCATAAATTTTCATGTTCTATAGGAAATACAGTAAACCTACTCAATGTTGGTAGAAGCATTGGTTCCGCTTCTTCTAAAAATTCCTGAAATTCGAAGAAGTCTCCGATCAGGGTACCATTTACAAACATTTGTGGAAATGTGGATGCTTGTGCACCACATCTAGATTTTAGTTCAGCTTTATCGATTATTGTTTTTTTATATTCCAGGTTATAGTCCTTACAAAGGTTTTCTGCGTGATCGCAATACGTACATCCATTCTTGGATAAAATTTCAACTCCCATCTGTGCTAATACTTGTAAATATTTTTGTCGTAAAACTTTAGATATGATTAATATTTCTGAAATTCAGCCTGGAGATTTAGTCCGGGTTCTTGTGAATTTAGAAGATATAGAAGATGAACTGTACGCGATAGTGAAAGAAAATAACAATGATTATTTAGTTGTTTCGTATTATTCCGAGACATCAATGACATATAAAGGTGCTCGTTTACATGAATACGAAGAGGATAAAGATGAACTTGTTCAGAGTGATAATCTTTCAGAACATCATCAGGCTCCAGAGTATTTTGTAAATGTTAAAGACAATTTATATGCAATGATAGATGAAATAGATTCAGATGAGGAGAGTGATATAATAGATGAATCTGATGATGATGGTAGCGATCTAGAAGATTTTATAGTTTCAGATGACACCGTTGATGGAATTGTTATTCCACCACCAAATCACAAGACTATAGACAAAGAATGGTCTGATTGGGAACCAAGAAGCCCTGGTTCTAAAAGATTTAAGGCAATGGTTAATTCTTTAGAAATACAAGCGAAAATACAGGCAGATGAAATGAATTTTTAAACACCTAAGTGCGATTTATATTTTCATGAATTTTAATACTCCATTATAGAATGAAAGAATTGGCTGCTATATGGTCCGAAGTGGACAGACTTTTAAAAAAACCAACGTTAAAAAAGCCAATTAATACATACACGTGTAAAGAATGTAACGGAACAAAAGTATTTTCAAGGGAGGGTATGCCAACATGCTCCGAATGCGGTTTAGTTGATACAATGTTTATAGATGAAAGTCCAGAATGGACGAGTGGTATATCAGAGGACGGTAAAATAAATGATCCGTCTAGATGTGGTGGACCAAACGCAAATCCAGAATTGTTTTCAAATGAATGGGGTAAAGGGACTGTTATAATGACACAAAACACATCTACATATGAAAATAAACGTATGGCTAAAATTAATTTTCATCAATCCATGAATCATAAAGATAGAGCATTATTTCACGCGTATAAAAGTATAGATGAAGCCTGTCATACATTACCAGATTCTGTTCTAAAGGATGCAAAAATGATGTATAGAAAGTTTAATTTAGAAAAATTGACAAGAGGTGCGGTTCGTTCGGGAATAAAGGGTAACTGCGTTTTATATGCGTGTCGATTATCAAAAATTCCAAGAACGACAAAGGAGATTGCGGATATGTTTGGTATAAATGGTAAAGATATTAGCCGAACAACACAAATGTTTACAGAAACATTACTAGGTAAAACTGAAAAGAATTACGTTACTCGTCCATTTGATGTCATGAATAGATTACTTAATTCATTTACAATTACAAGAGAACAGAGATTTAACTGTAATAAAATGTGTTCTCAATTAGAAAACTGTTCAGAACTTATGAGTAAAACACCGAATAGTGTAGCATCAACTATTATATACTTAGTTTTAAAAGGTAGTTTTACAAAAACAGATGTATGTGAAAGATGTGGTATTTCTATACCAACTATAAATAAAATTGAAACTATAATTAAAAAATACTTAGAGGAATAAAACATTAAAATTTTAATATGAAGAAAATCTTTTTAAGTACACCGTGTTACGGGGGTCTATGTTTAGAAAAATACATGATTGGTATTATTCGACTTCAACTTCTTCTTATAAAAGAAAATATTCAACTCATGCTCGATACAACAGAAAATGAAAGTCTTGTTCATCGTGCGCGTAACGTAGCTGTTGGAAGATTTATGCAAAAGACCGATGCAGACTATTTTATGTTTATAGACGCGGATATAGATTTTGACCCAGCCTCTGTTGTTCGTCTTGTACGTTCTGGTCATGACGTATCTGTTGCGATTTATCCTAAAAAGGTAGTGATGTGGGATCAAGCAAAACATGCTATAGATTCTGGTGATACCCGCGATATGGCTATGCTCTCTTCGAGTTTAGTTGCGAATATAGGAGCACAGCATAGAGAGGTGGAAAATGGGTTTGTCGAAGTATTAGATGGTCCAACTGGGTTTATGGTTATTACTAGAGAGGCATTTGATAAAATGCACGAACATTATAACAAAGAACTCGAATGTGTAAATGATCATCAAAATAGAGATTTTGAAAAATATTGTGCCTTATTTGATTGTATGATAGATCCTGAAACTAAACGGTATCTTTCTGAAGACTATGCGTTTTGTAGACGATGGCAGCAAATGGACGGTAAAATATATGCCGATTGTAATACAACATTAGGGCATATAGGTAATTTACCTTTTAGTGGGTGTCTTAAAGATAGGCTTAAGGTTTAGAAATTATAATATAATATGAAATTTGCAACAATTATAGTAACACGTGGAAAATCATGTCATTGTAAAACACTTCACACTATTCTTAGATTTAATATAAAGTGTATGCAAAGGAGTAACACAGAAAATGAAGTTGTTTTTGTAGATGATGATCCATTTGAAAAAGCTGATATGATATACAAATACTTAAAAACACATGATCGTATATTTTTCGTAGATTTTGGTATTAGTGTTGATGACGATTCTCTTGATAGGGTATTTGATAAACACGATGGTATTGGATGTATGGTATTTCCAGGTGTAACTGAAGGTATAGATTGGAATATGTTTAAGGAAAAAATAAAAAATGGAACTAAAGAACCGGTAGAACAAATGGGTTTACATTTTGACACAGATGTCGGAACTAAAGTTTCTGGGGATGTTTATACAGTAAAAGAAACATCTGCAAAAGCGTGGGTTATGATGAATAAGAGTGTAACCAAAAATTTAAAAGATAGAAAAAATGGTTCATTTAAAATTCATCCAAGAATGAAAACTATGTTTATAAAATTTCAAGAGGCTGGTATCAAAATTCATGCATATACAGCATCTAAGTTGGTCATGACATATAGTCATGAATGTATAAGTAATATTTTAAACGCCGCCGGTGTTAAATCAAATTAAAGAATAGAGTAATTATATAGAACAGAATGTCACGTGTATCTGTAAAGTCGAGTGATCCACTTTACAAATATGCGATTTCCTTTATGGAATCCAAATGGGGTACTAAAAAAGGTATTTTTCCGGGATGTCAACCTATTTCGATAGAAAGAGAACACTTTAGTATACTTTCAAAAAATGATTATGTTGTATGTGAAAAGACGGATGGTATAAGATATATGATGTTGGTATTTATCTATGAAAATAGAAAAGTATGTGTATTCTTAAATCGCGCACTTGAAATGTTTACATGTTCGCTTAATTTTAGAAGACCGATATATGAAGGTACAATACTTGAAGGTGAATTATACGAGAATGTGTTCATGATATATGATTGTTTAATGACGTGCGGTGAAGTTATAGGTCAACAAAACTTTTTAGAACGTCTAGAGCATTGTGAAAAAACCACTAAAAAGATGATGGTTTTAAAAACAGATCCAATATTTTTAAAGGTTAAAACGTTCCATCTTCACTCTGAATTTAATGAGTTTATGGATGTATATCTCCCAACCGTAAAACAAGAAATGGATGGTCTTATTTTTACCCCGGTAAATGAACCTGTACGTGTAGGGACACATGAGACAATGTTTAAATGGAAACCACGTAATAAAAATACAATTGATTTTAAAGTGAAGAAATCACGTACTGCAGAAACACCTGGGTGTGTACCTGGAGCATATGTATGGAAGCTATATATACAAGATAGAGGTAAACTTATTCACGAATCACAAATACCTATTGATCGTATGCAGGATTATAAATGGTTAAAAGAAAATGATATTGTCGAGTGTATGTATGTAACATGGGAAAATGGACCTTTATGGTGGAAACCTATAAAAAGAAGGACTGATAAAACATTCCCAAATAGTCGTCGAACATTTTATAGGACTTTGGTGAATATTAAGGAGAATATTCAGATGAAGGAGTTTTTAGATTGTATACCTGGACGTAATGACTATCTTCATTAGGTAAACCACTAAGTTTAACTAATTTATCGTCATCTTGTATAATCCAATCTTTATCAAATTTAGTCATAGACATGTAATGACCACCCCATTGAATACCATGATGAATTATAGACCCACGCAACTCGTATCCCATTTTTAAAATTTCATTTATTTTTACTTTACTTTTTTTATCAAATGATATAAGTAGAATTTTAGGTTTTTTTGATATAAAACATCTTGTTGTAGCTACATGATGCTTTACATTATCATTATCAATATACCCTTCTATTACATTCCAATTATATCCTTCTTCAATCATTTCGTCTACACTTTTTATTTCTCTTTTCATATTTAAAATATGTATACAAAAAGGGTTTTTAATGATATTCTTACTAACGGGTGATATTGTCACCTGTGTTGTTTCTCCATAAAGTAGTTCTTTAATTATAGGGTACCCTTTCTCGAGTATATCTATAATACATAATAAAGCGTCCTGTGCGTCGTGTGGTTCACCAATTTTAAATCGTGGAAACTTTTTTGTAAATTCTATTAACAATGGTTGTATTGTAAATATTTTAGATTCGCGTGTCGAAAAATATAAATGAACTATATTTTCATATATTTTTGTAAATGAACATTCACCTTCGTATTTGTTATGTAATATATATTCTGATACCTGGTGTATATGTAGAAAACACTGTATAGCTGAATTAAAATAACACGTATTTCCGATATTAGTGAAACCGTGCATCTAAAAAAAGCGTATAAAAAAGGCTTAAGAAGAAGACGCGATAATATAAATGTAATAAAAGAATGAACGTTCATAAAATATGTGATACAATCGAACCTATTCTTAATAAATTCAAAGACGATGAATTTATTGAAATGGAGTTTCGACTTGGTAAATATAATGGTACATTTTTCGATACGAATATTGGAAAAGATATGTATGTTAAATTATTGCATGGCCTCAATAAGTATACTGGTTGGGATCGTATTGTCGTGTCAGAAACTGATGTCTTTTTTCGTGAAAAGGATAATCTTCGTATAACAATAGATGAAACTACGAATGAAGAAACTATTATAAAAAAAGAAAGGGTACACGTTGAGGATTTTAAAAAACTCGAAGGAACACCTTTTGATATACGATTTTGCGTTTCTAAAGAGACTCCAATGGAACATGATTATGATAGTGAGATGGATGGTAAGAAAACAAAGACGCGTACTTCGTTTGTTCGTAAGAATGTATCTATTGACATGACGTCTGTATATGGAAATGTTCATGATATGGATTCGGAAGATCCTTATACGTATCAAGTTGAATTTGAAATCATAAAACCGCAAAGTGTTGAAGATAAGAATATATTATTTAATATTATTCATAAAATAAAAGATTTATTTAATTTGTTATAGTAAAGTATAATATGTTAGTTTGGATACTTATATTTATAATTGCATTATTTTTACTGTACGATGTAGATATTACAGGTGAACGTGTAAAAGTTCATGGTTTTACTACAAAATACTTCTACATGTCACACGGAGAATCTAAAAATGTATTTGAAAAGATGAGGAAAGATGGGTTACCGGATGATACTATTAAAGAGTTTATTATGATGGAAGATAGATTCCTTAATCTTGAACGTTTATCAGTTTGTACACAAACATCACGGAAAATAGAAGCATTTGGCCTTTCTAAAGAAATAAAAGATAGGTTTCGTGGATATGATTTTTCCTATCATGACAAACATCTTAAACAGATTTCTGAACCACATAAACTTATAAATCGAAGTATAGTATGTTTATAAGGTATAAAAGTGTTCGTCTATGTGCTCCAGCTTTCATTTCATATATATTATCGTATATAAATATGATGAGATTTGTATCGTCTTTATCTCGATGTTCTTCTAAATAGTTTCTAGCATTATCAGTATTTATAAAATCATCCGTACAATAATACTTTATTTCTAAATCTCCCATACCTGATTTGTGCATTTCTCGTTCTAATCGTATATAATCAGCTATAGTGTAAAATATAGTATCTACTATGCTCGACAAAATATAGTTATTCCAGCGTTCTTTATGATCTATAATGAAGCCGTTTCTATTTTGTCGGACACGATTTAATAATAATTCTCTTGGGTCTTCCATTTATTTAGTTTTGCGTTTATTCTTTAACGCTAACGGTGGTTTTTGGTGGAGTTCTCGTTTTATCTTAATATAATTCTTTATCCTATTACTGTTGAGTGGTGGTATTTTTGGTAAATTTAACGCGTATTTTACAACGTCATTCACTACATTTTTACCAAACTTACCGTATATTTTTTCAGCTTCTTTTTGAAGAAGTTTCTTTTTAAGATTTTGTTCTTGGTTAAATTTCCAATCCTTTACCATAGCTCTTTTGATATCGTTCGCAACTAGTTTTTTAATTACACCATTACGTGTAGTTACATTAAGTGATTTATTCTTTTCCATTTTATTTAATTGTGTTTTTACTTCACGCGCGTTTTTATCCAAATCCATAACTTTACCATATTTTGTCATCCATTTTTTACCATACATTTTAACAAGATCATTCTTGATACTTGTATTATTAATACGTCGTTTTTTATTTACAATGTTTCTATTTCTTTTCAAAAGAGCTCTTTCCATCTCATTTGCAAGTGAATTTGGTGTATTAGGTGTTTTTGGGGTTTTTGGTTTATTTTGAAGTTTCTGACAAAGTGTTTTTACAGTATCTTTATCTTCAACTGTGATACCTTTAGATAATGATATAGCAACGAGTTGTTCCTTTTTCATAGTTCGACACAATTTTCCATCAATTTTTAAATTGGATGTACCCTTTTCAATTGCATCGAGTGCCGAACATATAGATTCCTTTGTATTTTTTTGTTTTACACCAACTACACCCAATTTTTTAGCGACGTCGAGTAAGACTGGTTTTGTAAGTCTATTACATTTACGCCCTCCTATTTTCATAACACCATCTTTATCATATGAAACGGATACATTTTTAGATGGAGTCTTTTTCTTTTTCGATGTAGTTCTTTTCTTTGGGATTTTAAAACAACAATCTGATCCCTGTGGATTTTTACGTACTTCGAATCCACTTTTACATGGTGGTCTTCTAGGTTTTGGACATGTAGAAGCTTTTATACCTCTTTTAACAGGGAGTTTTGGTGCATTTACATTACGATTTACTAAACCCATTGTATATCCTAATACATGGAGTAACTTTACCATATCAACACCTATTTTATAAGCTTTTTCAAGGTCGTCTGGGTCACTCTCACCCTGAATTTGAACTACACCTGAACCAAGTTTTCCAGATTTAGACGATAAAACAAAATTATGGTCTTTATATGTCATGTATAAAAATGGCGTTGATTCGGTTTCATATCTAACGCTTTGAGCTTTTACTGGATTTTGTTGTGTAATTCGTGTTAAATCGAAATTTATATTTGTATTAAAGAAACCTGCAATATTGTTATATTGGATTTCATTATATAAAAAGCTTTGTTTTTCGGAATATGTATCAATTAAATATTTACGCAATGATTCGGGTTGTCGTTTAAGATTCTTAGACCCTAAAAACCCACCAGAAAATCGAATTTTACCATTACTGTAAATTACAAACGTGAAATTCTTACGTTCTATACCATCCATGATATATCCACTCAATTGTACTGAAAAGAAGTCTTTATTTAAATCACCTTTTAAACCAAAATTAGACGTATGTATAGCACCCGTCTGAAACCTCCCGAAATACCCTTTAATTTCATTAAGATCGATGGTTAAACCAGGTGCTATTTGAGCGTGACCTTTTGGTTTTTGTTTTAAAATGTATTTTAAATTTACACGTTTTTCATCCGTTGAAAACTTTTTGTTTACAAGAACATTATACA